TTCTCCCATAAATTCTTCGAAATCGTCCCAAACGAGTCGTACTGGGACTGCGAAGAAATGGGTATCCATGAATGCATTGTCCATGGTTGGATGTATTGGTGTTGCTAATCGGCTGAATGCAGTGAGGTTACACGAGAACGTGTCGCCTGGTAGCGCTTCATCAACGTATATTGGTACTAGTTGACCGGCATTAAATGTGGTTTTTAGCCCATGACTCCTATCAAATGTTGAACGTTGTATATCGGCATGTGGTACTTCGCTAAACTGATGTTGCTTAGCTGAACCGATTCTTGTATTGTATTTGTGAGGGTTTTTCATGGGCATGTTATTTCCTTATTTTTTGTTTTTTTTGAATTGTATCACATGTTCGTGTGCTTTTGCGAGACATGTAGGTTCTTCCGGTGTTAATTCTCCGGTTGTTGTTTCAAATGTGCCAATTCGCCAAAGCGAATAATCCTCTGGATTTTTGGCAATTTGTGTTTCTTCATTTGCCATATCGGCAAATTGTCTTAACGCGATCGCGTCGTTTTCCAAGCTGTAATCTTGGTGGTATGCTTCAAGTGCTGAATCATATATTGTATATTTGCATAGTATCATAGCTTATTTCTCCTGTATATGCTCATTCGAGCTTTGTGTGTTTTCTCTGCTTGTCGCAGAGCCTCGGGTGTGCGTAAGTGAGCTGTTTTTTTCATTTCCTTTACGCGACTCTCTTTTATTTGCGCCATATCCTCTGGATATTCTATTTCATATAACCTATCATAATATTTAGGTGGACGCATTTCTTTTCCATTAATATGTATATTGTCTGACGGATAAACGTCGTTTTTATGTTTGGCGAACCAGCTCCCCGCTATGCCGGGGCGCCGGCTCATTGTTGAGTATTCCTGTTGTTTTTCAATTATTTCGCCATTTGGTGTAATAATCTCGTAATGTTTTAATCCATTTTCGTTTATTGCGTCTTTTTTTTTGCCATTAATTTTTTTTTGAACGTAACCGGCGACATAAGCCGCCGATTGGAATGTTACGTCCCCTATGGATGAATGTCCTTTACCCCATAATTTGCTTAATGTTTCTGATTGTGTTAGACCTTTTTGTCCTTGTATTATTTCGCGGTCGCGAAAATTTGTGTTAAATAATATTGCATGATAATGCGGACGGCCGAATTTATCGCCGTATTCTCCGCATTGATAGTATCTTATTGGTTGGTGCTGATTTGCACCTTTTTTCTTTCTAAGCCTTTTCATAAAGTCTTGAAAGTCTTTTTTTACTAATGTCCCGTGTTCGGGTAAATGTTCATTATCGTATGTTAACGTAATGAATATATTGTTAAGCCATAGACTGGCTTCGTGCATGTTTCTTAACGCCCATTGGCGTGAGTATTCTTGTCTGCATCCAGTACACTGTTTGCAGCTTACGGTTGTTTTAGTTCCGTTTGATTCGTGGAGTTTCCACGTTAGTCCACCGCCTACTTTGTTATAAGCGGTTATTGGGTGAAAGCATGGCATAGTTGCTCCTTTTTTTTATAATCTTATTCCGCCTCTCATAGGTCGGCTGCCTCTTAAAGAGTTTTTTCTGTGTGTTCTCGCTGCTGTGCGTGAAAACATTCTCTTTGATTTTTTATAGTTCATTTTTCTTGGTCTTCTCATTGTTATCACTCTCCTTAGTTCGTGAGGTTATTTTTACGACTAACCCCTAAGGTGTCAGTCGTTACAGTTGTATCAAGTGGACAACTGTTCTGCCGCGTCGGATTCATCCGACTTGCCTGCTGGGAGGGACGTTGTTTCCTCCCCAGCTTGAGTTTGTAAAGCTTGAGCTAAACGCTCGTTTTTAACAGCTAAACCCCATTCTTCCATTTGTGGAAGATTATCGGGATTTTCTGCAAAATTTAGAAAGCTATGCATTTCATTGTTGAAGTTTGCCTTCACTTGTTCCGGTAGTTCTTCAAACAATGTTTTTGCTGTTGCTAGTGTATTTTGCATTTCTTGGAAATCCACTTGTGATACGTCTCCGTATTGTGGGTTTGCTTTAGTTTGTGGCATAATTCCTGTTTCCATGAATTGTGCTAGTATCTTATTAATATCACACAAATCAGTGTGATGTTGTTCCGTGATACCTTCATTAAACGTTTCACTATAATCTTCGTTGCCTAAATTGTAGGCTGAACGAAATGTATTCTTTGGTACTCCGGTAGCTTTTCTTTTAATCGACATACTTATATCTCCCATGTGTTGTTAACGTGTAATTGCGACCAGTAATAGGATCGCGGTAAACACGTAATTTTCTTTTAGGAACCTTAATATCCTGGACTTTGAAGGTTCCACGCTTGTCTTGTACGGTGTATATCTTATGTTCATTTAGTTTTTTTTTTCGGTTGTTCTTGCTGAATTATCGTTATTATAAAATGCTGGAAACATACTTTGTAATTGATAATTCTCTTTATTGAACCAATTTTTACTATCGAAAAACCAATTCCATAAACGGCCGAAATCTTCACCAACGTTAGCATCTGGTGAGAGTTTTCTTGTTTCTTCTAAAGTTTTTTGGATACCAGCTAGCGATTGTCCTACCATCGCTGCATTATGTGCCGAATTAACGGCTGCTGCTACTTTATTTCCTACTGGAGCCATTGCACCAGTAGATGAAGCACCGGCCGGTGAACTTGCTTCTTTACTACCGGCCAAGATAGGATTTATTCCAGCTGCTTTTAAATCAGCCATTCGACGTTGAACAGCTGTATTGGACATTCTTTCTTGAAAGTCCATCTGTCTTTGTGTTGATGCAGTCTGGTGCGCCATCTGGCGAGCAGCTTGGTCAGCAGATGCTACATTGGTTTCTTTTTGGCCTTGATAACCGAATAGTCCAGATACTATCGGTGCTGCTATAGAGCCAAGAGTTTTTTTAAGCCACCCCATTAGAAGTGGGTTCCACCCGGAATGCTGTTAACAGGCATTGGTCTTGTACATCTTAGTTTAAATAGCGAATCAAATATAAATTGAGGTTCGCTTGCTACTGCTAATGTACGTTGTACGTTTGTGTCTGTTACCTGTATCCATGCATCACCAAGTAGTGGTAATGCGGCATATTCTTGTGCATAATGCCATGATTCCAGTGTTCCTGTTGCGTTTGAACGGAATTTGCCAGTTACAGAACTTGGCTTGTATCTATATTCCGCATAACGCTCTTGATAGCCGAACGTTGTTTCGTCGGCTGCACTTCCTTGTGCGTAAATCTCTTTGTTTTTGACTGCTTGTTCGCCAATCGTTGAAAGCGTTGGCCAGTAGTAGTCATATATTGTTTCTCTACTAAACATTCTGTTCAGTCCTTGTTGGTATGTTAGATCTGTTCTTACAGATACCATACCTATTACTATTGTATGTTCAGTGAAACTCTTTGTAAAAGAGTGGCCACTAAGTACAGTTGTTCCAATGGCCGACAGGTTACCCTGTGGTGTTGTTGCGTCAGTTGACGATGTTTGTGCGACCGGACTAATATTTACCGGTGAGCTTCCGCCCCCCAGATATTCTGGTCGTTGTAATCTAGCGTCTGGACTAGTTACATTAAAGTGATTTTTTATTACTTCAATATATCTTGAACCGCCACGAGCTTGTATTTCAAGAAATTTTTGTGTTGCAAATGCAAGTCGAAGTTGATTAATTGTTGCTGAAGTTGCATCAGATAAATCAGCATATAATCTATTAGCTTCCGTTCCAGCTGTACCAGCAACTTGTATAAAAGCTGGTGAGGTTGCAGCTACTGATTTTTGATAATCACTAGTAGTTGTGTTATATATTGACCAGTTATCACCATCACCAGCATCAGTTACTACATTTGCTGATGTTCCTAATGGAATTGTTACGTCTGCGCCTTTTTGTGGCCAAGGTAATGCTGATGTAAAGTAATCGTGTTTTTTTCCTCTGTTTAACAAAGTATATGCGGTTGCGTCTGCACCGCTTGTAGTTGAGATTGTTTTTGGTGCTTGGAGGTTTTCATCTCGGAACCAATCGTTCCAGACAAGCGTATACGCACGGTGCCATAGGGCACTGAATTCTAGTCCTGGTACTTTTGTTGGTATTCCGAAATAATCGGACAGTGATCCTTCTGTTTCTCCACTGCCACCGGCTGTAATTGTTGGTGGTACTGGCGCTGCGACTGTGAAGTCGGGTGTTCCGTCTAATCTGTCGGAACCAGCTGCTTTATATGTTTTTGTTTCTCCCATAAATTCTTCGAAATCGTCCCAAACGAGTCGTACTGGGACTGCGAAGAAATGGGTATCCATGAATGCATTGTCCATGGTTGGATGTATTGGTGTTGCTAATCGGCTGAATGCAGTGAGATTACATGAAAATGTATCTCCGGG